ATGACGCCGCTTGCGCTCGCCCCGCCGGAAATGGAACCCGTGACCCTGGCGGAGGCCCGGCAATTCCTGCGCCTCGACCAGACCGAGGAGGACGATCTCCTCGCCACGCTGATCACTGCGGCGCGGCTGATGATCGAGGCGGCGGCCGGCCGCTGCCTGGTCGAACAGCCCTGGCGGATCGTGCTCGATCGCTGGCCGGCGAATGCCGAGATCCGCCTTCCGCTCTCGCCGTTGATGCGAATTCAGGCCGCGCGCGTCTATGACGTGCTGGGCAGTGCTCAGCCCGTGGCCGAGGCGACACTGACGCTGGACCGGGTGGCCGATCCCCCGCTGATCCGGGTGACGGGCGAGGTGCCGGAGATCGGCCGCGCACACGGTGCCATCGAGATCGACATCGTGGTCGGCTTTGGCGCCACGGCCGCCGCCGTTCCGGCCCCGCTGCGCCAAGCGGTGCTGCGGCTGGCGGCCCGCTGGTTCGAGGAGCGCGGCGACGTTGCGAGCCGCGATGCGCAGGCGCTGCCGAGGGCGATCGCCTCGCTGGTCGCCCCGTTCCGTCGCGGGAGGCTTTGAGCCATGGCGGAAGATGGCAAGGCGTCGATCGGCCGTCTGCGGCGCAGGCTCATTCTGGAGGCACCTGCCGGAACGCCCGACGGCCTCGGTGGCACGACGCAGGCCTTCGAGACGGTCGGCGCCTTCTGGGCGCAGATGGAATGGCTCTCCGGCTCCGAGACCTGGCGGCAGGGGCGCCCCGAGCAGTTCGGCACCTGGCGCGTCACGCTGCGCTGGCGCAGCGATCTCGATGCCGGCAAGCGCCTGCGCGACGGGGGCCGCATCTTCGACATCCGCACGGTGGCGGATCCCGACGGATCGCGCCGGCACCTCCTCTGCCTGGTCGAGGAGGTGACGCCATGAGCGACGCCATCCTGGCCCTGCGCGCCGCGATCCAGGCCCGGCTGGTAGCGGATGCGGCGCTCACCGCGCTGATCGGCCCCGACCGCATCTTCGACGAGGCGCCGCGCGCGATGCGCGGCCTCTACGTCACCCATGGCGAGGCCGGGGCCAACGACTGGTCGACGGGCACGGACCGTGGCTGCGAGCAGGAGTTCAACCTCTACGTCTGGGCGGCGGAAAGCGCGTCCTCCCGACAGGAGCTGGAGGCGGCGGGGCTCGTCGTCGGCGCGCTCGACGAAGCGGAACTCACTCTGGCGGGGCACTCCCTCGTCAATCTGCGCTGGCTGTCGAGCCGCCTCGCGCGGGAGGCCCGCAAGGGCGTTCCCTTCGTGATGATCCGCTTCCGCGCCGTCACCGAAACACTCTGAATATGGAAGGAGAGGCCGCATGCCGGCACAGAAGGGCAAGGATCTGCTGCTCAAGGCGGCTGATGGCGAGGCTTTCGTCACCGTGGCGGGCCTGAGGGCGCGCCAGATCGCGTTCAATGCCGAGACGGTCGACGTGACCCACGCGGAATCGGCCGGGCGCTGGCGCGAATTGCTCGCCGGCGCCGGCGTGCGCCGCGCCAGCGTCTCGGGCGCCGGCATCTTCAAGGACGAGGCTTCCGACGCGCTGGTGCGCCAGACCTTCTTCGACGGTGCCATCCGCAACTGGCAGGTCGTCGTGCCGGATTTCGGCACGGTCGAGGGACCGTTCCAGCTCACCAGCCTGGAATATCGCGGCGACCACGCTGCCGAGGTCACCTTCGACCTCTCGCTGGAATCGGCCGGCCAACTCGCCTTCACCGCGCTTTGAGGAGAATGCAGATGGTCAATCGTCATCGCTGCGAGACCGCGCTCATGGTCGCCGGCCAATCCCTGCCGATGCGGCTGACGCTCGGCGCGCTCGCCGAGCTCGAGGAGGCCTTCGCCGTCGACAGCCTGCCGGCGCTGGGCGAACGCTTCATCAGCGGCCAGCTCTCGGCCCGCGACGTCATCCGCATCATCGCCGCCGGATTACGCGGCGCGGGGCAGGCGATCCGCGACGAGGATGTCGCAGGCCTCTCCTTCGACGGCGGGCTCAACGGCGTCATCGCTGCCGCCATCACCCTGCTCGAAGCCACCTTTGGGGAGGGCGAGCCGGCCCGCCCTCCGCAGCCGCCGGAGGCATGAGCGCCCCGGCGGGCTTTCCCTGGGAAGAGGTCATGGCCTTCGGGCTCGGCCGGCTCGGCTGGCCGCCGGACCAGTTCTGGGCCGCGACGCCGCGCGAGATCGCTGCAGCCCTGCAGGCGCATCGCAGGAGAGAAGGCCGCCCGACCGATCGCGCCGGGCTCGATGCGCTGATGGCCGCTTACCCAGACGTCTGAGTCAGGCTCTTCAACCATCTTCTTAAGAGGTTCTCATGGCTGACGAAGATTTCGTCGATTCCAATCGCCTGTCCACCATCAGGACGATGGACCGGCTGACTCAATCTCTGAACCAGTCGGCGCAAACTTTTGGTAAATCGATCGTAAATGCGTTCTCGCGCGGCATTGTCGAGGGCAAGCGCTTCGAGGACGTGCTGCGCGGCGTCGGCCGCACGATGACCGACAGC